GACCCGTACCTGCTCGGGTGGATTCTTCACCTGTCTCAATTAGAAGAGCAGACATAGCAGCCATCTCGCCTATGCTCTCTCCGGCAAGGCTCGCTTGAGCAGCATACTGATTTAGCGTGAATGTAATTTGCTCCATTGTTGCTACGCTCATGTTCTCAATTGTATTCAATTGGTCGAGAGTGCGAATGCTATTCTGTCGCACTATGTCTGCCTGCTGCTGTGCATCAAGCATACGGAATGTTTCTTGAGTCAATTCTCCGTATATGAATCCGGTCTGCTGTCCGAGGTTGATGAGTCGGTTCATGGCTGCTTCGGTTTCCATTTCACCGATTGCAGCGAAGGCAAGACCCATCTCGGTTCCGGCTATGACAGCCTCCTTTGAACCGAGAATGTTTTTTAGTTGCGCCATTTTGGCGGCGGCCTCAAGGGATTGAGCGCCTGCGAAACCAAAAGCATGACCCAACTCAACTGATGAAGCAGCGAAGGCATCCGACTCTTCGCCGATTCCGCCATAAAACTTACGAACGCGAACTAATTGCTTTTCAAAATCTAAGAAGGATTGAACTACTTCGTCAACACCTTCGCTTATCTGTGAAAAAAGACTATCGAAGCCTTGAAAAATAGCATCGGTAGCATCAATGAATAGAGCAGCGAGAACAGTAGTGGTTGCTTGAGTATCGTTAATTAGGCGTTCTGCTTGAAATTGTCCGACTACATCGAAGAAGACTCTTGCGCCACCTACTCTCGCCATTCTCACCACCCCTTATCTATTCATTATTAAAAGTGTCTTTTAGAACCTCTCCTAATTCTTTTCCTGTCATTCTCATGGTTCTTTTACGGTTACGCTCGGCGACTGCCTTCTTAGCATTACGCTTGCCCTTAGACTCATCGGTCTGCTCAACGATTCGCTCACCAATCTCGGCAGCGATAGCAAGGTCAAACTGAAGGCGGTATTGCCCTCCCTCTCCGTCGTATCTGTCGAAGAGTTCACTCGGTAATACCCCCTTAAATGCGCTACATAATGACGGCGCGATTAAGGAGAGTTGACCAAAGGGACTGCACCTTCGGGGTCATCACCCCGAACAAAGAACAGAATGCTTCTCAACTCTTCGCTCGTAAGCGAGTCAATGTCCACTCCTTCATCAAGAAGGCATTCGGGAACCCACTCTCGGATTTGGTCGCTCATACCGCCACCAGCCTCGTCAAGTGCTGCCGCAAACTCTTCTTGCTGTTCTTCAGTCCATTCAGTCGGGTTGGCTCCAAAGTGTCGGAACTTGCGAAAGGTCTGCGCTTGAATGTTCTCAATACGCAACTTTAGCATTCCGTTGGCTTGCTTAACCCAAACCTTCTTTCCGTCGTCTAATTCAATTTCTCTTTTCAATACAGGCATATTCTTCCCTCATCTTCTCTAATTCTTTGTCGTAGTCACGCTTCTGCTTCGCTCGCTGCTTACGCAGCATACGAAGCGTGCGCGCTTTGTTCGACATTCTATCACTTTTTTTACTCTCTCTCTCCCTACTCTAACTACTCTCTATCTATTGGTTTTCCCATGTAATGTATGCTATGAAATTATTACCGTGTGACTTCTTGACGATGTTGATTTCAACTATGTCGTCACCGGCTGTGAGTGTCTGCAAGAAGGTCTCTATGACCCCGCCAATAGTAGCATGGGTTCCTGTGACGGTGTTCACCGTCATTTTGGTTGGGTCTGCTATTGTGTGTGCCATTTAGACGCCCCCAATCAAGCATCCATGTCCGTCGCGCCGCCACCACTCAACTTAGTCGAAGTTGAAGAAAAGGTTACTCGACTCATTTCTCCTTCTGTTTCATCATAGAGAACTGTAAAGGGAACAGTCATAGTCTGTGAATCTCGACCGCTAACTCCTGTCTCCGGCACCCCATAATGGACTTTGTGAAAATCAAAGCGAATGTTGTCGTTGCCATCAACTTGAAGCAGAATAGAGATTGCAGGGTTAGACGCGCTACCGTTGTGAAGGTGGCCTTGTAGTAATTCCGTATAGTGTGGCTCATCATCTGCAACATCACCGGAAAGAACGGCCTTGTGAAAGGTCACACTACCTGTAATTTCTCGTAGTTGCATTGGAGGCGCACGCTGACAGGTAGTATTACCGAGTGCGTAGGAATTATCAAGGTCGCGATTTGTGCGAATCTCAAAGTCAATGCTTTGAACCAACTTACTGAAGAGCGATGTAGTCGCTGGGTCTTCAAAATTAACATAGCATCCGGCGAAGTGTGCTGCATCATTTGTGTAATCGTAGGATGGAGAACCGAGAGAATTAAGAGTGGTTTCCTGTCCTTTACCTGTCCAATTGACAGTTGACATAGCGTACTCACCAATGGATGCGCTGACGCTGACGCTATCAACTACTTGGCCGGTATATTCATGCTCGTTATCATCCCGACCAATTTTGACGGTCAAAGACGGGAGAGTGCCGACCTCAGTTAGAGTATCGCCGGTTCCCGGTGTTCCGCTCGGTGTGTGTGTTCCATAGACTGCGTGTAGGCAACGCATAAAGAAGAAGTCCGGCTGAACGGGGAGGGTGCATGAGCCACTACTGTAATGTTTAGTTTCAGTTGCTTTATTTGCTCCATAGCGAGTAATGTCCGGTCGTGTGAGAATATCGAAGTTCTCCATTAGTGATTCATCATTGACTTCACCATAAGCGTCAGCGGCCACACCTGTCCCAAAGGTAGACTCCTTGCCTATCGAGAAGTAGCGGTTTACGAAGGTCGTCATTCTATTTCCCCTATGTTATCCGTATCATGCGGCTGATTGATAAAGGTTGCGTCAAGTTTGCCGCCGGAGCATACTAATTTTTTTCATGAATACGAATCGCATAGTATGTACGCAAACCACTTCATCGTCGTCTAACTTGCTATCAAGTACCGCATCATAGGAAATTAGGCTGTCAACACCACCCTTTAGACCGAGTGTGGTATAAATCTCATCGAAGGCTTCTCCGGCAATACTCGCCCCGAGCCTATACGCATTTCGATAGTCGGTTCCGCGAGTTGTGATATACAACATTATTTCGTAACGCTGGTCTGTATTGGTTCCCGCCATAGCCAAAAACTCGGGGGATTCAACACGCTGCAAAATAACATGGATAGATGGGGGTTTTATACGCGATATCATCTTACTGCTTAAATCATAACCGTATCTAATCGCGCTATTCTGTACATGAGTATTGAGATAGAAACGCTTGCTGTCCTTTAGGGTCTGCACAATACCTATGCCCGTTTGAAGGATTGTGTTAGTAGCCCAATCGCTCAAATCCATTTCATCGGGGTCAAAAGAACCCTTATTACTCATATAGACCGTAGCCCAATGTATCTCTCCGCTTACATTACCCCATAGAACCTCGGCTGTGCTGCCTGTGGCTCCTGTGACTGATAGGTAGTGCTGCGCTGCATCATCATCCTCGATAATCTCTCGCATATACAGGCGGGCTGTGCCGGAGGCATCAAGCGTCAAGCGCAGAATGATAGGCACGGCATCGCCGTCGCCCATCTCAAGGTCGAGGTCGTGAGTAGTAACTGTTGTAGCACCAACGAGGTCTAACTTATCGTTAGCGCCCTTTGACTTGACTTCAACTTTGTAGGTTCCGTTGTCAATAGCCATTATGACTTCACCGCTCGTAGGTGCCGTGACAAACTTAAAGCAAGCAACGAGAGTAACGGCACCCGAAGTGTGGGTTTGTCGCCATGTCTGCCCACCGTTACCACTCGTAATCTCCCAAAAGAAAGGCTCGGTGCTGCTGACGGCTCCATCTAAGGCGGAGCCGGCACTCAATGTCCAACTGTCGTTGAAGTCACCGGATAGATTAGATGGGTCGCTTGCATTCATGCGAGAAGTCCAAAAGTCATTTGAGGTAGCGATAGCCATTATATCCCACCACCAAAATGCCGTCTTGCATAATCTATTATTTTTTGATTCATCTTGGCGGGCCACTTATCAGTAACGCCCAATTCTGCATGAGTTGTATAGTCTGCCTGTGGCGTATTCGGATTAGGGAAACCGGGATGCCGACCCTTTAGCCTCATGTGAGTGGAGAAGTCACCACCCTTACCTGTGCCGGAATACCACCCAACGGATGAGCGCACCTTTATTGGTAGGTTTTCGGGATAGTAATAGGGTTTAGCGCCGCCCGAGTGAACCTTAGCGAGAGATATACCACCGGCAGACATACGACTACCCTTTACACCTACTTTGTAATCCGGCCCGCTGAATATCTTCACCGTTCCTCGCCCGCCTCTTTCAGTAAAGGCTAATGAGTTTGCTATTTTAACGAAGGCGTGTTCGCTTGCACCAAAAGGCCCCCATGCGGGAGCGGTGACATCTCTAAGGGGGCCGGCAAGGCGTCTAAGCCACTCTTGAGTCTCGGGCAGTTGATGAATTACAACTTCTTTAAGTGACTCTTGCACAATTTTTGGCCCATCGGCATTAAACTTTCTAAGCGCCCTAATGAACGGTTCATCCGTTATATGGACATTGAAGGAGATAACGGTATCGTCGCCACTTTTGTATGATGTAGGCATACTTAATCCACCGTTCCCAAATGAGCAAGGCGTCTAAGGTTTTCCCACCCTCTCTCCATGAGAACATTACCACGCATGGAGCCTTGAGGGCCTGTGGTTTGAAAAGCGGATTCGTCTTCAAGGTAATATGAAGCGGAAAGGTCGGCGCATATCTCTCGGAGAACATGAGCAAACTCGCCTTCTTGAACGGCTACTCCGCTCGCGTGGTCTGCTGTAATACCCGTACAGCCTGTAAGGTCGCTGCCGCTCTTACCTGTCCACGCGAAAGAGTCGCCGTCGATATTCCCATTACCGGAGGTCGCGAATGCTGTTGCGCTCGTAAGTGTAATGGTCGTAGCACCAGCCGCTACTGCGCCATTTAGTGTGGTTTCTCCGGTCTCGCGACTCGGAGTATCGCGACCGTAATCGCGAAATGTTTGGTCGATGTCAATGCTTGAACGGCGTATCGCGCTCGTAAGTCGCGTACTTGCCCTGTCGCGCTGCGCGCTATCAAGACCGAGCCTTTGTCCTACATCAGCAGTTGAGCAATAGTAACCCATCTATCTTACCTCACTCATTCTCGTCTGCAATAATTTCTGTTATGTCTTCAATCACTTCATCAATTATCTCATATCCGTCAACTATGGTTTCAAGACCTTCTTCAAGGTCTATCGCGCCGTCGGCCATTATCCTTAGATACCGACGGATTCCCCACACTATAACAGGTATAATGACGATAACGATTGATACCCATTGTTCTATCTCCATATCCCTTCACCTCTCTTCATAATAAATCACTTCCCGTACTGCGCTGTGCGGTATGACTGTAAAATGCCGGCTTTCGCCCTCCCTGTATATTTTATATCCATAGGGTGTTTCTTCAATGTTTACACGCGTAAAGCACTTTTCGGGTGGTTGATACACGATTTTACCGCGCCGTCGCTCTTCTATTTTTGTTTCTGTCATTCATGCCATCCCCTTACTAATTACTATCCAATCGTTGCTGCCCCCGCTAACAATGGTATATGCTTCGCCGGGTTGGATTGTAAAATTACCGGAGGCCGAATCTATGGTTTCGCTGCCATCGGGCGATATAATAGTATTATTTGGATTACCAGCCTTGCATTTGAGGTAATAGACCCGACCTTGACAAGTTGAGGCCGAGGGGAGGGTGAGTGTGACTGTGCCGCCCGCAGTATCACCGACGGCTATACAATGCGTATCATCGAGGGCAGTATTCGATGAAAAAACCGTAATATCGAAGGCAACGCTTCCGTCGGTCACGGTTAATTTACCATTTATGGCAAAGGTGCTACCATCCCATGTTAAATTACTACTATTCCCAAAGGGAGCCATATTAGCACCGAAGGGTATTCTGTCGGTGGGTAAGGAGGTAAGCCCTGTGCCGCCGTTAGACACGCCTACAACCGTGTTCTTCGGGTGTGCATACACTCCATCGGCAATCTGTGTGAAAGCCCATGTTCCCTTGATTGTAGGGCGGTTTACGCATAGGATGAGAGCGCCTCCTTGACTCGGCCCCTTGATTGCTGCACCGGCATTTATCGTTAAATCATTGAGAACGAGTCGAGCATCGCCGTGCATTTTACAGAAGTGACCGGCGGTTCCAGCCTTGACTTCGATATGTTCAAAGGATGAAGTAAAAGTATTAGACGCACCAAAGTTAGATACATTACCTCTAACGGGTAGTGGATAACCAACAGCCGAACCTAAGAATATCCACTTCGCCTGCCCGCCATCAAAAGAGACAGCAGTACATACGAGGTTAGTATCAGTTTGCATTTCAAAGACTTTTGCTCGGTCGTTGTCATTAGGTGCAGCACTACCCGGAGCAAAAATAACTCCCGTATTCACGGTCAATTTCTGCATTATTACATCAGTAGCAAGTGCTACCGTAGGTACGAGGTATTGTGGGCTGAAGTTTCCAGCAGTTAGTGTGATATTACCATAGGTTCCCGGGTCAAAAAGCACTTCACCCGCAGCCGATGAGGCATCCATAGAGTAGGTAAACTTGGTAACATCATTGAAAGTTGCGCTGCTACCAATTTTAACGAAGTGGTCGGTATAGAAGGGAACCCCATTGAAAGTTATGGTCTTAGAGCCGCCGCTAACCTTGAAGGTTGTATTGTGATATAGACCTGTTATTGTTACATCATTAACAAATACGAGGTCTTGGTCGAAGTTCTGCGTATCAATACTTGCTACCTGTGCTAAATCCCAATTACAGGCATTCCCGGTAGCAGCGGGAAATACGCAGTCGTCGCTAACTGCCGGTACGCCCGTAGGTGTCCAACACGCTGCCGTACTTGCGAGATTAGACCCGCCGTCGCCCCGCCATGTTTTAGTAGCCATATATTATCACGGCTCATAGTCTTGCCGAGATTGCGTCTTCGTAATATAGAAGGCTGTACCGCCTGCTTCGGCTATCAAATCGAGTGATTCTTGAGCCTGTTTCTCCATAGATGACAATTGAGTTCTCAGCCGTATATCCTGTTGTCTTTGTTTATTTTCGGGTACATAAGAGGGGATAGTGTCAACCATGACACGGAGGCAATCAACTGCGGTAAGAAACTTAACTGCATCATCCTTTAGTGCGCTGGTAACTTCATTACCTGTGCCGATTTCATAGAGGGTTGCGCTGCGAGCCATCTTATCAACGAGATTAGTGCGTATTGTAAGGTATTCTGTGATTGTAGCATCATTAAGGCCGCGTGGCCTATTGAGCAAATCGCGAATCTGTGTAGTAGTTACAGCCATTATTCCTCTTCTCCATAACCTTCGGGAATGTCAAGTAATGTTGCACCATTTGGCATCTCTTCGTACCTACCTAAGAAATATACGAGGCGACTATTAAAAATTGCTCTTGCGAAGTCACTATTAGGAACCCATCGGGTCTTTCCCCAACCGAGATGTTTTGCTTCTGCGTGTCGGCGACCGCTTTTTACTGCGAGCCTAAATAGATAACCGCTACCCGCTTTCCAATATCTAAGTCTATGTTCAAGTTGTCCTATCGTTGCATTCTTAGGAATGGGGATGCCCCCTTTCTTAAGTTGTCTTACCAATGCTGCTTTATTGCTCTTCACCATTCTTTTCGACCTTCTTCACTCTCTTTGCTGCGGTCTTGGGGGAACGGGGTGCTTTTTTCTGTGGTAAGCCTGCAAGGATAGCGAGAACCTCGGCTCTCGTATCACAGGCTCGGATGGACTCAATAGCGTCATCGCTAAGTTGCTTTTTGCCTGCCTTACGACGGGCGTATGCTTCGTTGAAGTCAGCCAAAGGTATTTGAGCCATGTAAGGCATCTCCCTTAGACTTAAGCAGTTACATTACTAATCTTAATAATTCGGTTAGTTGTGCCAGCCGTTGCTCCGTCTTGATGTTCATGGATAACTGTTCCAAAGTAGGAGGTCAAAAGCCAATCAAAGCCAACTCCGGGGAGTCGTGTCAATTCGGTCTCCATGAAGCCGGGGCCATTATACTCAAAGTATTCTGCTGTTTCGGCACCGGGAATTAGAAGAAGTGCTGAATCGGTAAATGCACTATCACGCGTATAGAAGACAGACATATTTGCGATACCTGCAAGGTGGTCTTGAAGGCTTTGCACGACATTACCGTATAGTGTAGTATTGAGCAGTACGCTGCGGTGCTTTGCTGGCACTACGAGTGCGAGTGACTCGTTGCCGCTAACCTTTGCATTCTCAAAGAGTGAATCCATAGCCGTAAGAATGTCGCCTTCGGCGTCTTCGTTAGCGGTGTCCCATTCGTTGCCTGCGCCGATGGTTACTGTCTGCCCTGCGCCTGCGAGAAGAACCCCGAGAATATGGTTGTCAATTGTGTCTGCTCGGTTTCGGATGATAGCCAATTGCTGTCGGTCGAGGTTCTCCCACGACTCACCGCGCAGATGCACGCTGTCGAGGAAGACGCATCGGCCTTGACCTTTGTTAAGAACGACGGTGTAGGATGCTGTGCCGACTTTTGTTGGGTCGACTACTGCGTTATCATCGAGGGGATAGGAAAAGGTTCCCTCAACTCCGGTGTACCATTTGAAAGTAGTCCATCCGACACTTCGCACACCAACTAAGTCGGTTCCGATTGCGATTGTGTTAGACTGCAACTGAATAAAATCTCGTAGGGTCTGTTCAAGCACAGCGTCGCCGGAGCCAAATGGCCCTGCTGCTGCACTTACATTCAAAATCTCTTCTAATGTTTGGTTCATATTATTCATCTCCATTATTTTATTCTTAATCATCCTTAAGCGGTTACATGGCCCGCAGTATTAACTGCAATCAATGTTCCCTCCGAAAGTAATAGTGTTGCGCCATCCGTCTGCTCGGTGTCGCTGTTTCCATTTGCTACAAGTGCGGCTGATGTCTCACCTTCACCGACATATACGCCAATAACCTTACTTGTGTGGTCGTTAGAGTCAATACATTGACCGAGCGCACCTGCATAAACCAAGAGTCCGGTTGTGTAAGTCTGCGTTATTTCGGATTGAACCATCAAAACACTACCCAATGGGTAGTATGAGACAGTTGCACTTGTAGTTTCGTAAGTGCCGCTTCCATCGCGTGAAGATTCACCGGCTGATACGCCGATTGCTACTTCACCATCTGCACAAATATCAAGTGTGTTATTTGTGCTATCCATTGTTAGTAATTTACCCGGCCCTTTAACGATTGCACCATTCTTTAGTGTTGCATTTCGTGGGTCTGTTCCTTCTGCGTATGCCATTTTAATTCATCTCCTGTATCTCTTCGTAGGTGAGGGCGCGGAAGCCATCTCCCTTCTCGTTAGCGGTGAGAGTTCCGTTCCATGCTTGCACCCATGAGTTGTAGCATCGGGCATATAGCGGCTCCGGGGTCTCGACCATTTGGCGGTTAAGCCAATTAGCGACGACCGGAATGCTACCTGCGGGAATCTCAACGGGGCTTGCGACATATCCACTCTCAACGGGCTTCATCTCGCTTGCCTCGACATGGCTTACCTGCCATGATGCGATTAGATTTGCGATAACCTCACTTGTTAGGTCATCGTGTCCTTCGATGCCGAGTTCGCTTGCCTCATCAACGAGGGTCTGCCTCTCCGCCTCCGCCTTCTCGGCTTCAGCAGCCTTGAAAGCATCAATCTCGGCCTCTCGGGCCTGTACTTCTTCACGAAGGGTAGCAATCTCCAACTCATAGTCGGGAGTCTGCTCTTCTTCTTCTTGGGTGTCAATAACTTCGTCAGTCATATTTTTCGCCTCTCGGATAAGTTCACCATTATTAGACTGATTATTAAAGGTTGTCGCGAGTTCAGCAATTTTACCCTTCATTTCTTCGGAGCCGACCCTCTCCACAGTATGTATGCGCGCATCGGAGTAAGCAGGTTTATGCACAATTGCGAGATGGTCGAGTGTAAAATCGCCACCAAACCAAATCTCCGTTGTGTCATCGGCGATATTCTCCACTACCTTTTCGGGGATTCCTGTTCCGCCGATAGATACGCCGAAATCTTCTCGCAGCCATAGACCGGATTCCAAAGCCTCAAATAATTCTGTTCGGTGGACTTCGGCAGCAAAACGCACGACCCACCCGCCATCGGGAATATCGGTGACTTCAGCCTCGGTGACATATCCGACGATGGCTTCATCCACGCCACCATCTATATTCCGTGTAAAGCGCCCACCTTCAATTCTCGGATGATTCAGCGTTAAGTCCATATCGAGCATAGAACCAACGATTGTATCAGCCCCTTCACGCGTAACTCCCCATCCATTCTTATTCAAACCTTCGTGAAAGGCAATTCCTGTTATGCGTATAATTGTTTTGCCGGTATCGGCTTCAAGTATCACTTGAGCGTCTTCAAGTGATATGTCAATAGCCACGCTGATAGGCACGCACTTATCGCCGTCGTGTATCTCACCTTCGGAACATACATGAGTCGCTTCTTCTATGTCAACACTCATGCTATCAACGAGATGCTGCCCCTCGGGGCAACCACCACTATGCTCATTCGCCTCTCCATCTGTGCATACAGGACAGCATGGTTCTTCACCCATCATATCATCTCCAATATCGGCTATCTTTTCAAGTTTTCCCATTATTCCATCTCCAAATTATCTTTCTGTGTAGGCGGTGTACCTTGCTCCTTCTGTCGTGGGGGCGGCGGCTGGTCGCCGGGAGATGTAGTCTGCATATCGAGCCTGTCGTCGCCATCCTGTGCGTCGGGGAGGTCGACTATATCAAGTGCTTGATTCAGCGTATAGAGTCCATTCGATAGACCGAGAACTGCCCTTCTCGTCTTATCGAAGTCGCTCTCATAATCCACGCTGTTAAAAGAGAGTGTAGGTATGTCACGCATACGGTGGGGTATGCCGAGCATTGTGAGATGGGCGCTGAATAATCTATGTACAGCCTGTACTACGACTTGCTGAAGTCGCTGAATAGCCTGCACAGCCCATACATTCGCGTTAAAGGTTGCGCTGAAGGTGGAGCCTCTCTCTTGTCCGGCAGCGACCCTCGGTACATGGAGGACACCGGATATACCGCTATTCACACTATCTAAGAAAGAGCCATTGTCCGGTAGGCTATTACGCGTATCGACAAAGTGCATCTCCACGAAGTCGGGGAAAATAGGCACTTGGTCGCCACGCAGGGCTTCAAGTGTTGATACTACTTCATCCATAATATGTTTTAGGCGGTCACGCTGCTCATCCGGGTCGGTGATATGCTCGACGGCTTTGGATGAAATCGTGATGAATTGCTTTGTGAGTGCGTCTTCAAGCGATACTCGATTATTTATGCTATTCCATTTCGCGCGTACGGGCTGTTTTAGACTTGAGAAGCGAGATGCGCCCCATACTCCGTATGTCCAGCGGTTTAGGTTATCTTGAAACCAATTACTACGATAATCAATTCTTATATGGAGTATCTCATCGGCAGGGAAAACCTGCTCGCCGCCTATACCCCCGCTATTCTCACGCAGAATGTATGTATCTGCGTTGATGATGGGGTCGCTCTTGCCCGCCGTGAAAGGTCGTGAACGACCGTCGATAATCGTTATCTGTTTTACCGGCAGGGATTGTAAATTGGTTATACCTTCACCGGCTCGCCCAACCAACTTATTGATGTCATTACCATAGAACATCAAGTTTCTAACGGCATTTATGAGGAAATCATCGAAGTCCACGCGGTCTTCGACTAATTCACGGATGGCTTCACGAATGCGCTCATTCTTACCAACCTTGTAGTCAATCGACCAATTATTCGCTGTTAGGCTGACGGTTCGCACAGCGCCATTCAACTCGGGGTCTAACTTTACCATCTCGTCATAGATGTCAAAGTCATTATCCCAATTAGAGTCTTCTCTAAGAGGGTCGCTCGTATCTATGATGTCCTTTAGACCTGCTGCTAAAATCAGCGGATTATCCGAAGGTCGGGCGGAAACAGTATTTATTATTTTAGTTTCTTGCTGATTTTCGGATTTTCGCCAAAATGCCCATCGGCTTGCCATGCTCCGTTTTAGATATAGCCGTTTGATAAACCCTCGCTTAGAGGATGCCGACTGCAATACTCCATGCGAATAGACCAATGAGGCCGAGGCCGCCCGTTGTCTGCGCTACGCGC